AGACGATCTTCAATCCGCCTCAGGTGAGTGAGCATTTCATCAAAGCGCCGGTCGATCAACTGAAAGCGCTCGTCACCGAACTGCAAACGAGACTCCAGCTTTGTGAGCCGGCTGTTCAACGTCGTCCATACACCGATTAAACCGCCGAGAAATGTCAGAGCGGTTACGATTGTATTAATATCAATCTGCATCACCGGAGATACCGCAGCTTATAGATGGCGTCGAGGTAGACCCCCGTCACGTTGTCGATACGGTTTGCAACGGCGCGGTTGCCTTTGCAGATCTCTTCGTGATGCTCCTCAATCCACTTGGCGTCGGCCTCTAGGCACTTCAGGCTGTCGCTCATGGTCTGCTCAGGAGCCGGGATGGCGCCAATCAGCGAGAAAGCGCCCTGATACGCCTCGACCAGCGGATCGATGGTGTCGATCACGCCGTCATAAAATTCGCCGAGAGCTATGTGCTTGGCATAACTGCCTTCGCCCTTTGCGCGCCAATGCTCGAAGTGCGCCAGATTGCGTGCATAAAACACGCGAGAGATGAGCTCCTCGATCATCAGGCGATTCGCATCACAGGGCAGAGAATCGACGGGATGGCGGGCGCGATAGCCCCAGCTACAATAGCATCAACCGTTACGGCCACGTTTTCCGGCAACCACATGATTTCGATATACTGGCCTGCGGTAACAGTATCAAAGAAGCTCAGGCTGAACACAGCAGCGCCGCCATCTGCGGCCTTCGGTACGCTTAAAATCGTAGCTGAGTTCGCAATATTAGTGCCGTTTTTGCGAAACCAGACGGTTGCGTCGTGATCGTTCGTGTCAGTGTTCTTAAACTGAATCGACGGTGCGAGCATGTAAGTGCCGGCAGCCGTGAACGTAATCTGCGTGCTGGCCACGACGCTGATCCCAGTGCCGGTCAGGTCGGTGTTAAACGTCACAGCGGTGGCGGCGGACACGTTGCCGGTCTGATCTGCACTGCTCGAAGGCTGAGCAAACGCGCGCCCCGCCAGATCCAAGAACGGGATCGTCGCAGCCGCCGTCATCGCCGACGTGCCGTTGCCCTTGACGTACCCTGTGAGCGTTGCCGCGCCCGTACCGCCAGTGGCGACCGTGCGGACGTTCGTTGCCGACGCCGCTATGTCAGAGGCGGCTACCTTGCGGCTGGCGGCGCTCTGAACGATTTCAAGTAGCTCAGTCCCCGCTAGGGGCAGCGACGCTGCGGTAAGATCCGTGATTTTTACGTTAGCCAAGACAGCCTCCCGCTGCGTGAAACTGATAGGCGATCACTATCACAGATTCTAACGACGTGTCACGGCCCTATAACTGCGGTGTCGGTGTCGCTATAAAAGATCATGCGTCCGTTGCAGGCCATGTTCCAGTCGGGGCCGCTCTGCTCTGACCAGCATGGCACGAGGATGCGGACGTGGCGCGCGAGGTGCTCGTTGCCATCCTCAAAGACGCGCCAGACATGCTCCGGCGACCCGCGACCCGGCTGCCCTGCGGACTTGTTGAACCGGATGAGGTAGTGGCTCATTCCGGCGGCGGATTGGGCAGCTTGAAATTATCCGGGAAGGACGGCGATGCGTGGACGCGGCGAAGCTCCCGCCGGTAGGCGACCCACTCTGCACGTTTGCCTGCTGTAATCGGCTCATCAGGCAGCATGCGATAGTCACACTCACGCAGCCGATCCCACGCCTCTTGGCGGATCAGGTCTTCGCGGCTGGCAGGTTCTGGCGGCGGTGGCTCATCGCCGATGTAGAACCAACCTGTGTCGGCGTGTTCAGGGCCGATCCACGCGAGGTCGCCTAGCTTGTCCTCAAAGTTAGCAAGACCGAATACCGGCCCCCAGTTCTCAGGAAGCGTCTGCGGCTCGCTTAGACTTTCGTTGCTGCTTAGGCGCTTCAACTGCCACAGTTTCGCCACCGCTGTCCTCCCTCGTGGGCATACCGGGCTGCTGCTCCGGATGGGGTAAATTAGCGCCGACAAGCATATGCGGTGCCATGTCATTGACGTGCGGTGGATGACCTACGCCGGGTAGTGGTTGGACGCCACGGTAGTGAGCGAGTTCAGCCTCCGTGTATTTCCAATCGCGCCACGCAGCAAAGTCGCGGCGAGGGGTCAACTGAAGATGGCAGCCGACGTTAGCGGCAAGCTGGTGGATAAGTTCGATAACCTCCACCGGCTGCATGATAGCAAACGTGAAAGAGCCATCGCCCCGACGCATGGTAAGTTCCGTCGTGCCACCAAAAGCCGTGCCAACCGTAACACTACGGGCGCGCGTCTGCGCCTCCTCAAAGTGCTGCTGACGTAACTTAGTCTTATTCATTGTGGGTTCCATGAGATGTTGACTTGGCCGCCAGAAGCGACGGTAACAGGGTAGCTCGTCCCGCCGACCACTGGTACAGCGTTGAATGTGGTTGGGTTTGCCGCCGCGCCTGCGTTTCCTGCGTTGCCGGGGTTGCCAGCGCCACCGCGACCGCCTCCGCCAGCGCCACCGCCGGGCCGACAACCAGTAGTTGTAGGTTCATTAGGCACTGCGGAACCTGAACCACCTCCACCAGCAGCCCTCGCAGTGTTTGCCGAAGAGCCCGGATTGCCGTTTTGGCCCGAAGGGTTGCCGTTACCCGAGCCTCCCGGTCCACCGCCGCAATTACCGCCGGCCCCCCCGGCAGGACTGCAATCCGTTTGACCGCCGCCGCCACTATTTACGGTGCCCGCCCCGCCGCCGCCGCCTCCGCCGCCGCCTCTCCCGAACCCACCATTACCGCCGCCCGGCGAGCCCGCGTTTCCACCGCACGCTGAGTTTACACTATTCAAACACGGACATGGATTAAATTTAACGGTAATGCCCTGACCCCCAGAGAGGCCAGCGTTTCCAAGGCTGCCTCCAGAACCCCCGTTTCCCCCGTTTCCAACCGCGCCACCCGCAAAATTATACCCCAAAGCGGAAGACGCCGTAGCCGTCCCCGTACTGCCAGAAGAACCCGGATTCCCAGTGTTACCGCTTCCCGAATTACCGCCTCCTCCCAACCCTCTTGCACCGCCGCTTGTAGAATTAAAAGCGTAGTTACAGCCCGGTTTCCATACATAGAGTAATGAACAGCCGCCGGTACCACCGCTACCCCCGTTGCCTGCGTTCCCCGCATTGCCTGCGTTTCCGGGGTTACCCGCGCTGCCACGTCCGACCGCAGTCACAGACGAAATACCCGGAGGCGCAGACCATGTGCCCGACGCATTGAATGTTTGGCTGCCACCGGGCGTTATAGATACGCCGCCAAACAATGTTACTTTCGTGGTACCAGTCGGCATAGCAACCTCACTCGTAGTAGAACCAGCCCGTCACAATATACTTGCTCTGGTTGCCCAGAACCGTGTTACCTCGATGGGCGTGCGTAAACGCTGCAGGCCATAGTAGCATAGTGTTGGCCTGCGGGACAATCCGACAGCGTTGGTACAGAAACTCCGTTTCGCCACCCTCACCGTCGCCAAGACCGTTAAGGTAGAGCATATAAACCAGCACCCGGTCGGCGTGTTCACCGTTGCCCTGTTCGCCATGCCAAACGTGGTAGCCACCGCCGGGATCGGTGCGCTGCATCTTCATGTGCGTGCCGTGGATACGCCCCTGCTTTAGTACAGAAAACTGATTGGCATAATCTTCGTAGCAGTGTTGTAAACCCTTGAAGAACATATCAGTAGCTGACTTATCTTCAAACGGCGCAACCGTATGGACGCCCATGTTTAGCCCGAGTTGCAAGTCGTCCTTGGCGTGCCGCGCGGCACCCTCGCCGTTCTGGCGATTGCACCCAGCACCACTCTGCGTCAGGCGCTCAAACTCATTGATAAGATGCTGGCAATACCCATCCGGGTACACACCGTGATACATCTTGATAAAGTCTTCTTGGCTGCTCATCGGAACGGTGGCCCTGAAATCCACGCGACAAGCGACTGCCGCGCGCCTTGTGTGACGGGTGTGACTTGGTGGAGAGTGTACACTGGGAACGCCGCAATTAAGCCACGCTGCTTGCGCACATTGATAGGCTCGCCGCTTGTCATAACCTGAAGATTGCCGCCCTCGTACTGCGCCGGGTCGGTCAACTGAAGCACAAGGCTCAGCTTGCGGCTAGGCGACAGCTTCCCGCCGTAGTCCTGATGCCAGCCATACATACCATGCTCAGACTGGTTGTAGTTGGTTAGCTGCAACGGCTCCGCGAAGCCCGTCAGATCAAAGCGGTAGTATTCCGCGTTCAGGGAAGCCGCAGCGTGCGCCAGCTTCTCGAACACCCATGCCGTCTCCGGTGTCTTGTTAAGCCACGAAATCTGTGAACGGCGAATATTGTTAAGCGCGGCTTGGTCTGGGTTGCCGCCCACCTGCGCCTGCTGATTGGCGTTCTTTGCTTGCTCTTGCAGCCAGTTTAATTCCTGCTCCGTAAACGCGCCTTCCCACCAGACGAACGGTGCAACAGGCATAGAGTAAGGTGTCAGCAGGTGCTGCATGGACGGTCTCGATGGGCTATGATGAAATGCAGGCTGCGTGTCGGCGTCTCGGCGCTCCCGCTGACAAGCTGATGCTGCATCCATGAGTTTGCGAAGAGGACAGTCCCCGGTTGGACGTTGTTGAAGTGGATGCTGCTCGTAGCGTTCGTCACTTCGTCGCTGGGCGCAAAGTCTAACTCGATCATCGCCTTGTTCATCCGGGTTTCGTGGTACACCGGATACGCGCCGCCTTGGGGTGTATCGACAAACATCCATCCGCAGACCTGACTGTTCTTGTGGACGTGAACATTGGTGCCGCTCCCGCTGCCGGTTTCCTGCACCCACAGTCCAGCGAGGTAGAAGTCGTAACGCTCGACCGCGTAGCCTTGGTCACGCAGTAGCTCGACCCCGGATAACAGGAGGTAATCCGCAATGCGCCGGAACGCGGGATCGCGCCCGACATCGCCGGTCTGGCACATCGGATGATCTGGGCGGCGGACACTATCTAGATGCTGAAGGCAGGCGGGCCCTACTTCTTCAACAAGGTCAGGCCGCTCATCCCGGTAGACGATAGCCGGGAAATAAGCGAAACCCTGCATTACGCACCTAGTTGCGCGGCAAGCTCATTAGCAAACGCGACAATGGCGGCGGCGGTGACCCCTGCCTCATCAACGGGCTTATTGCGGGCGTTCTCGACAAGGGTTTCCTTCGCCATGCGAAGCAGTTCCAGCTTGGCGCGGCGGCTTTCCATGTCCTTTTCGTGATCGCGGCGAGCGGCTTCAGTTGCCTGCTGCGCGTCAATTTGTGCCTGCATGTCAAAGGTCGTTGCCACAGTTTTGCTCCCTACTAAGCCAGCAAGTTCTTCATGGAGATGTTGCCGTAATACGTCGTGCCATTATCTGGGGTAAAGAACACCCAGATGTCAACCGCATTTGCAGTAGTCGTGCGCGACAGCGTGGACGCTCCGCCGGGGAAGCGGAAGTTACCCCCGGCCCAAGCCACGGTGCGCCCAGCCGTTGCATCGTTCGTCAGGACAAGCGTGAACGACGAGCCACGGCTGGAATTGGCGTTTGAGTTTGCCAGTGTAAAGGTACAGTTTCCTGTGAGTGTGGCGGTAAAAACGTTACCCTGATTAAGATTGATTGTGATGGCCGTACTGGTGTTACCCAGCGCAACGACTTCGTCTGAGTAAACTGCTTCAAGATACCCGGCGCTGGTGAGACGGGCAACTTCCGCTCCGTTGGTGCTGAACGCGAGGGTGTCGGCAGCCGGCGACCACAGACCGGTATTGAGGTCACCTGTGAACGTGTAGGACGGCGTGCCAACCGCGCCGAGGGCGTTTGCCACGCTGGTGGCGCTGGCAGCGCCGAGGGTTGGCGTAACAAGAGTAGGTGACGTAGCGCGAACAACGTCGCCCGTTCCGGTCACGGCGGCAAAAGATATTGTTCCAGAACCGTTCGTCGTCAGCAATTGACCGCTGGTGCCGTCCGCAGTTGGATAGACCAAGCCAGCCGGGTTGTTCATGATCCGCGTGACGGTGCCGCTCGCGTTCTCCGCAAACAGCGCCACGTCAGCCGTGTTGATCGCCAATTCGCCCGCCGCGAGGTTGGCGGCAAGCGGCACCGCGCTCGCAGTGGACGTGCGATACAGTTGGATCGGCGTGAAACCAGTAGCCGCCATTAGAAGGTTCCTCCGTCAATACCACCGAACGCAGGCGCTGATGCCCCGTTAGATACCAGAACTTGACCGGCAGTGCCAGCACTCGTGAAATTGTAAGCCGTACCCGTGCCGAAGGCAACGCCCCCGGCAGTCGGGGCAGCAGTGCCGTTCGTGCCGCCATTGGCAATGGCCAGCGTGCCGGCCATCGTGATCGTGCCCGCAGCCGTCACCGGGCCGCCGCTGAACGTCAAGCCCGTCGTCCCGCCGCTGACATCCACCGACGTTACCGTGCCGCCGCCCGAGGCTGATATGGTAAAGCTGGGGTATGTGCCGCTAATTGAAATACCGCTGCCCGGGGTCAGCACAACGGTCTGATCGGGCGCCGTGTTCGTGACAGTGATGGAGCCAGAGCCGTTTGTGATGCTGATGGCAGTGCCCGCCGTCAACGTCGCCTTGGTCAGCGTGTTGCCGGTGGTATTGCCGATCAGCAACTGGCCGTCGGTGAACGTCGTCTGCCCCGTGCCGCCCGAGGCGACAGGCAGCGTGCCCGTCGTCAGGGCCGACGTGGACGTTGCGTAGACCGCGCCGCCGGAGGTGAAGCTCGTCAGGCCCGTGCCGCCCAGTGTTGTAGCTACAGGCGATGTCAGGCTGAACGTAGTGCCGGACAGCGTCAGGCCAGTGCCCGCGCTGTAAATCTGCGTTGCGGAAATCTGCGCGAAGGTGATGCCCGTCGTGCCGAACGTGATCACGCCCGAGGTGTTGCAGGTGTAGGTCTCACCCGCGCCGGTAGTGCCCTGCTGGACGAACACGGTCGAGCCTTCACTCAGGCCGGCCGCGCTGTTGATGACGTAGGTGTCTGCGTCGCTGGAGCGCGTCAGTATCCAGTTTGTCGAGACCGAACCCACGTCCGTCACAACGTAGATGCCGTTCTGCACCGGATCGGTCTGCTCGTAGACGAGGACGCGATCAGCAACGCTCACCGTCACGCCGTCGATGACCAGTGCAAGCTGCGTGCCGGCGTTGGTCAGCGTAGCGCCGACACCTGCAGTGCCGTTGTTGTACGTCGCGTTCAGGTTCAGCGGTGCCTCAACCCGCACCGGCTGGTGGAAGTGAATGCCGCTGGCGATCAGCGTATCCACATACTGCTTCGTCGCCACCTCAAGCGCAGCAGAGGGGTTACCCGCCACCGTCACCTGCGTCAGCGACGGCGTCATGCTGTAGCTGGGGTTGCCGCCGGCGTTGACCAGCACGCCCGTGCCAGCCGCCAAGAACGTCGTCGCGCCTGCGCCGCTCTGATACGGGACAGAGCCCGCCGCGCCGCCTGCGATGTTCGTTGCGGTCGTCGCCGACGTGGCCGAGGTGGCAGTCGTCGCCGTCGTGGCAGTGACCGCATTGGTCGCGTTGCCCACGGTCACCGTTGACGGGTTGACGTAGGCCGGAGCCGTGCCGTTCGACGCCAGCAGGAACGTGGACGCGCCCACCGGCAGCTTGTCGAGGGTCGTTAGCGTGTTGGCGAAGAGTAGGTCGCCGACACCGTAACTGGTGATGCCCGTGCCGCCGTTGACCGCGACCAGTGCGCCAGCCAGTGTGAGCGTCCCGGCAGCAGTGATAGGACCGCCGCTAAAGGTTAAACCGGTCGTGCCGCCGCTCGCGTTGACCGAAGTCACGGTGCCCGCGCCCGCAATCGAGATCCACTCGACATCGGTGCCGCCAGCGTTCAGGACAAGCGCCCGACCAGCGTTGCCGCTGTAGCTGGGAAGCAGGTTGACGCGCGCGTCTGGTGCGGTCGTCGCGTTCGTGCCACCCTTATTTACCGGCAGAACGCCAGTGAGATCAGAGATCGGAATAGTCAGAACTGAAGTGTACGGACTGCCGCCATTTCCCACGATATAGCCGCTGAGAGAGGCAGCCGCCCCTGTACCGCCCTGAGCCGTCGAAAGCGGCGTCGTCAGCCCGGAGAGCGAAGTAATGTCGCTGTTGGCGCCAGACTGAGCGGCGCCCAAGGCTACGCGCGCAGTCCCGGCAGACGTCGCGCCGGTGCCGCCATTGGCGATTGCCAGTGTGCCCGACATCGTAATCGTGCCGGAGCTCGTAATCGGGCCGCCGCTGAATACGAGACCGGTGATGCCCCCGCTGACATCGACCGAAGTGACGCTACCAGCGCCGGTCGCCGAAATAGAAATCGCACCGGGGGTGTTCGTAATTGTAACACCAGCGCCGGCAGTCAGGGTCGAAAGCGAGTAATCCGTGCCGGTGCCAATAAGCAGCTGTCCGACGCCCGGAGCAGACCCAAGCCCGGTGCCGCCATTTGCAATCGTAATTGCGCCAGAGAGCGCGGTGACGGCAACGTTGCCGCCCGTGATTGACACGGCATTGGAATTCTGCAGCGCCATCGACCCGAAGCCGAAAGTGCTGGTAGTCAGCTGACTCAGTGCAATGCGATAGTTTTCGTTACCAAAGACAGCCGGGAATTCAACGTTGCCAGTGACGGCACCGACCCACGGCTCCATCTGAGAGATTTTAATGTCAGACACTCAACTCTCCTGCACGATGGGGTCGTCGTCTTGAGTGACAATGCGCTGAATGCCGTTTTCGTCAAGGACGTAAGAAGTGGGATTAAAATCCGGGCGCGGGTTGCGAACCGGCACGGGATCCGGACGCAGAAGCAAGCGGCTGTAGTAGGGCTGAGGAACGTCGTCGCAGGAGGCGCAAACGTAGAGCTTCAGCCCGACCGGTGTCGAGCCGCCGCGATAGTCCTTCTTCTCCCGAAGGTGGCTGTGCTGCACGAGGAAGCCGCAGCCATCGCAGATTGCAATGGCCCTTGGGTTTTGTGCGTCAAACTCAGGAGCCGTCCTGCGCTTGCGCCCGCGTCCGAATGCGTACTGCATCAGTAGCCTCCGGTGGGATCGATGGTGATGCGGAGAGGCACGCGCTCACGGTCTTCAGCAGCTGCGCGATCATAGGCGCCATCGGCGAGGCCCTGAAGGAACTGCAGGCGGTCAGGGGCGAACTTGACGGACAGTTTCGCAGCCAGCCCCGCGGCAATGGCTTCCATCCAGCGGTTCGGAGCGTCCATGCTATCCGTGAATGCGCCTGCGTCCTCCTGCACCTTCATGCGGTGATAGAACAGCGTTACGCCGACATCGCGCGGCGCCTGCCAGATGTAGATGCGTGGTGTAATTGTGCGGTCGAAATAATACTGAAACGGACGCTCGCCAAGCTGAGCCTTGTACGGAATGGCGTCGTACTCAGCCCGACTGATCGGTGACATCATCAAATCAAGATTTTGACCGCCAGATATGGTGCGCGTGTAGACCTGCAGGAGCGATACCGTGCGGGGCTGCAGATCGTAGTAAAGCGTGCCCGGGGTCAGCACAATCGACTGCAGATCCACGGCCCACAGGTTCGGGCCGTTGTTTGCCCAGTCGGAGAACATGTAATTGATTGAGCGACGAGCGCTGTCGATATCGTTTGAAGCCAGCGACGAAGGGTTCCGCCCCACGCGCTCGTAGGCTTCCGTGATGATATCGATCTGTTCGGTGTTCCCGAACGTGTATGTCCCCGAAGTGGTCATCGAAACCTCGCCGCCTTTTTAGCGATGGCCTTCGGCTGAGCGACAAACTGCTTACCCGCCTTTTTGCCTTCGCGCTTGGCCTTAGTCGTAGCAGCATATTCGCTCGGAGTCAGCGATTTAATCGCCGCCACCGGGAGATACCGCTCGCCAGTCTTGCTCGACGGCTTACCGGACTTCGTCGTCCACTTCTGATCGGTCCAGTCTTTGAGAGACTGTTGAGGCTTCCTAATCGGCATAACCGCCGCCTTTGGCTTTGTATTCCTTGGCCAAAAGCTGCGCCTTGCGCGCGGACCACTGCCCCGCCTTGGTGCCGTGGGTCTCTCGGCCCTTGATGCTGTTAAACAAACGCTCACGGAGACCGGGCTTGGTGTAGTTCCCGGCCTCATTCACACGCGATTGTTTGCGGCCACGCATTACTCGACCTTGGCTTCCGGCTCAGCTTCGACGACCGGAGTCGCCTTGGCAGCCTTGACAGCCTTGACCGGCGCAGGGGCAGGAGCGGGGGCAGGCGCCTTGAAGCCCAGCATTTCGTCCAACTGCTCTACGGTCAGGACTTCCCACTCAGCGGCGGCCATAGCCACTTCCTGACGTTCGCCCTTGGCGTTCTGATATGCGCGAGTGATCATGTCGGCTCCTATGCGGCGTAGATTTTAATCATATCAAGGGTGATGCTGTAGGTGTCGCCAGAACTGGCCCCGATAGTGGTGAACATAATGTCGCCAGTCTTGCCGGCACCAGCATTGTTCCGCAGGATCGCGCTGGTGCTGAAGTCAAAGGTATACATACCCGGGGAGACGATAAAGGCACTAACGTCGGTCGTTGCATCCCACAGGATGTTGACAGACATGCCATTGATCGAAGCGAAAATGCGACGAATATCGACGCCTGTGCATTCCTTACCAGCGTAGTTTGCCTTGAGAGCGGAAACATCGACCTTCAGCACGGCGGTCTCGCCAGTGGCGTCGGACACGTTGTTAAACTTCATGACGGCTTGGCTGTCGCCGTCAAACAAAGTCTGCGAGTTGACTGCGTCAGCCATTATTTCATACCTTTCAAGGTCATGGCAAAGCGAGCGCGCTGGCCCAGTTTACCGGGTGCCTTAGCGGCAGCTTCAAGCTTGCCTGCAGGGATCGGCTTGCCAGCCTTCGCCCCGAGTTGTTTGCGGAGGGCGCCGGGCTTTTTGATGGCTTCGGCGATGAAGTTTTTCTTGCCACGCATGTCAGCAGTTCCACGCTTTGCGGGCGAGCCGCAGCCGAGAGTTAGGATCCTTAGCAGCCTTCGGAAACATCTTCATCTGGCCAGCAGAGCGGGCGCAGTAGCTGTCACGACGCGAACCACCTTCCGGTTGCGGACGCTTTAGATTGCTGCCAGTGGCGGCGTTATAAGCCTTCCGGCCAGCCTCGTTGAGACCGCCTTTCGGGTTCTTATGCTTAGCCTTGAACTGGAAATCTTTCTTCGCGCGCATCCCGGTCTCCATATAACTGGGGCGACCCGAAGGCCGCCCCAATCATTAGGCTTGAGTGACGCCGTAAAGGCCAGTCTGCGTGTCGTCGTCCAAGACGAAGACCCAGAGAGTCAGGCGCTTCGTACCATCAGCAGCGTCCGGAACCGAATAGGTGCCGCGAACGTCGCCAGTGGTCGTCGTAGCCGGGCTGGTCGTAACAGCCGCCACGAACGTGCCGGTCGTCACAAACGCGCCGTCCCAAGCGGTCAGCACGTAGTTACGGCTGTTTGCACGGATCGGAAGACCAAAGACGTCACCGGTGCCCACGAAGAAATCGGTGGCAGCAGCCGAAGCCGCAATGCTGGTGATCGTCTTAAACGCCTTCTTACCGGCAACAGCAGTCGTGCCGTTCAGGGTAATCGCTTCCGACATCGGAATGCCGTAGACGTCGGTGCCCGTGATGGTCAGCACAGCCGTAGCAGCGCCAGCAGCGTCGATGATGACGTTCCGGGGAACGTCGAGGGTGACGGTACCGCCCGAAGCCAAGGCGCCGTTCAGCAGAGCGTTGCCAGCCGCAGCCAGCGTCTGCTGAGCGCAGATGCCGTCGGCGTCCAGAGCAACCGGAACCACGTTATAAACGTTGATCGGCGACATGAAGACGCCGGGTTCACTCGCGGTACCGTTATTGGCGAAGTTCCTGCCTGCCCGAACGCCGTCAGAGAAATGAGTCATGATGTTTCTCCATAGCTAAGGGTGGGGCCGAAGCCCCACCCCCGGGATTTAGGAAGCGCCCTGCGAACCCCAGCCTGCGCGGAAGTTCGAGCAGCCGAACGAGTAACGCTCAATGGCCTTCGCCTTGAGGTTGTCGGTGTCGAAGTCCGTGTAGACGTCGGTTTCCAGCTTTTCACGCTCGTAGTACTTGAAGCCGTTCGGAGCGTCAGTCAGCAGGAACCAGCCGTTCGTGTCGGTCAGGAACATGTTAACGCGATGACCCTGCGGAACCGCAGAGTTGTTGTAGATCGCGTTAATGTCGTTGTTCGCGGTGTCGACGCGGAACTGCGACTGGAGCAGGCGGGTAGCCGTCCACTGCAGTTCAGCCGGAACGATCAGCTTCGTCGGCTTCGTCATGATGCGGAGGCCCGCAGCATCACGGAAGCGCTGAACGCCAACGATGGCGTCCTGAAGCGAGGTTTCGTTCAGGTCGGCTTGGACCGAGAAGGTGTTGGCGACAACACCGTTATCAATCGGGTGCTGAGTCGAGAACAGCGGCTGACCATCACCAATCGGGAAGTTCGACGAGAAGCCGTTGTTCAGAACGGACGCGCCGAGAACTTCCTTGGTCTGTTCCATCGACTGGCGAAGAGCCTTCGCCTGCAGCGGGAACGACGACTGATACAGGTTATCCTTGATAGCCTGACGGGTGATGATGAAGCCGATGCTGGTGTAACGGTTCACGTAGTTCGTGACGAACCGCTGACCCATTTCACCGTAGGCGGTCGAGGCGCCTTCAGCCTTGATCTGAGCCAGACCAAGCAGCTTGACTTCGACTTCGATTTCAACGGCCTTATCGGACGTGTGCTTCTCGAAGATCTCCGACCACTGGCCCGGATACATCGGATAGTCGCCGAAAACGGCGGCCAAA